ACGGTGCCTGCTCAGATATTCATCGAGCATATGCGGAGTGGGAAAAGCGAACCGGCATATCGAGTGAGAGCTGGTATGTGAGGTGCAAACGAAAACAGAAACAACGAAGAGAAGAATCCAACAATGAAAATGACTCAGAAAGCACAGAACCAACTACTTAAAACAGTAGCACGCCAATACCGAGTAACCGTTGCAGAAATGCGAGGGCGCGTCAGGAAACAACGGGTGGTTAGGGCGCGAGCTGCGGTAGCCAAAATGCTTCACGAAGATTTCCGGCAAGCGACAGTCTTTATAGCCCATTTGCTGAACAAAGACAGCAACATGGGGCACCACTACATTAAGCTGAGCCAGGACTACGAGCGAGACTACGACTGGCACAAGCGATACCAGCAAGCCCGGTTCGAGTCGGTTAGAGACCTGATGTAGTCCATGAAATACATCCGGTTCTATAGCGACGCATGGTTGTCCAGCACCAGGATCCTCAGCAACGAGGCAAAGGGTGCCTGGATAGACCTGCTCTGCTTCCTAAACGCTCAACCCACACCAGGCCAGGCCGAGCTCACTGCTGACCAGCTGGGACGGTTGTGGGGCGTCAGAGATAACCAGCTGCATTCACTTCTGGCTGATCTTAAAGCTTCCGGGGTCTGCGAGATTGAGATCGGTGAGACCATCGTGATTCGATGCAACCGACTTGTTCGAGAGGCTGAGGAGCACGCCGAGTTCATCCGTAAATGCAGTGAGTCTGGTAAGAGGGGAGCAGCCATTAAAGGTACCCTAAAGGGTACCCATCAGGGTACCTCTAAGCGAACCCTAAAGGGTACCCTACAGCATACTAACACTAACACTAAAGCTATATCTAATAGTAACTCTATAGAGCCCAAAAAGCAGTCGGCTGATAGACAGCCTCCGACTTTGGATGAGGTTCTTAAATTCTGTGAGCGGGAGAGCATACCAGCTGAACTCGGCCACAACTTCTTCGACTACTACCAGACCGAACAGCTCTGGACTAACAAGAACGGAAAACCAATCGACTGGTGGCACGGCATCAGGGCATGGAAGCGCAAAGGGTATGGAAAAAATAGACCAAACGGTGCTCCAACTAGGAGCCCAGTTAACAGGAACACTGGAAACGCCAACGAGGCAGAGGATCCCTCCGATTACGCAACAGTGGGCAGACTGGTTTAAACTCAAGATAGTTGACCAGCAAGTAAGCAGCATGATCGACATAGCAGCAAACTGGGCTCTGGATATCAAAGAGGGTGAAAAGCCCAAGTGGCTGTCTCTCCTGGGGAGCAGTGGTTGTGGAAAAACCCACATTGCCAAGCGACTATGGCACTGGATTACCAAGCGCCCTGACTTCCAGGGACGATCTGACTACTCACCGCAATACATCTATTGGCCCAAGTTCGTTGAGGAACTGAGGTCGGGAGCTGCTTACAACCGATACCAGGACATGATGCGGTGGCGATACCTGGTGTTGGACGACGTTTGCGGTGAGAGGGAGACCGACTACTCGACTGAGAAGCTTCACAACCTACTGGGAAGCCGGGACGGCAAGTGGACACTGATCACCAGCAACAAACGCATGATGGACATTGCCATCCTGGACCGACGCATTGCATCCCGAATGGTTCGAGGAGGCAGCTTGGTAGCTGACATCAGGACCAAAGACTACAACCTGAGAACGGAAGATGAGAAAACTATCAATCCTGGGAATTGAACGAGACGTGCATTCACCCCTCAAAGCTAGGCAGCTGGGATACAAACCATTCACCTATGCGTATGAGCCCAACACCGAGGCTTGGATGATCGATCGGTTGGCAGCTGATTTAGACCGAGCCAGAACCGATTGGGTTATCGTCTACGTCCCGGATCCTCATGCAAAATCCCATGACTACATTGAGATCTGGAAACGATCATACAGCAAACATGCCTAAATTCATTTCTAACGGTGTTAAACGGTGTGCAGCTGTCATCACCCTACCGAGACACAAAAATGCGTCAGAACTAATCCTGGAGCGATTATGGACCATTTAAAACCACAGAAGAAACAGGCACCAGGCTTCGTGCAGAAAAGACCGAGCCTGGAGCCAGACCAGAACGTCGGGATGCATGAGGCGATTGAGCCCTACCGAGGAGACATCGAGAACATCATCCCTGAGAGTGCAATCCAGGCCAGCTCAAAAGCCCTCAGAGGGCAGGACAGATACAGCAGAGATAACATTAGGGTGTTCCTCACTGCCATCGCCCTGGGGATGAAACAGAACGCAGCAGGGAGCCTGATTCACGTCAAACCAGAGACTATAAGCCGGTGGAAAGCAGCCCACCCGGACTTCGATGAGGCGATGGAAAAAGCCAAATCCATCAACAAGCTCATGTTGATGAACTTCGTCTATGCGGGGATGAGTAAACAGCCGAGGCTCGCGTTGGATCTACTTGAGCGCGTGCATCCTGAGGATTACGCCCCGACCAAGAGGGTGGAACAAAGCGGGTCCATCGCTCATACACACGGTCCATCTCAACTACTTCAAAAGCTTCATGAAACCAGGCAAATGGTAGACGCAACAGATCAGCAGTCTGTTGCTATAGAGGCGCAACCTGTTGATAGCGAGGATGCCGAGTGAAACTGTACCCAGGTAGCAGTCGGATCCAGGCAGTAGGGGTGGTGGTAGGGGGTGGGAGCCCCCAGCAGCCTAATGACTATCGAACACCCCCACCCCCCTCTTTTCTTCGCGTATGAGAATTCTTTTTTTAGCCCTACTACTTGCTGGTTGTGCCAATGAGCCCCCAGTCCATATCTACGTTAGCGATCCGAGTTACATACTTGCAGAAGTCCCAGCTGAGCACCATGGAGTAGCCTCTTGGTATGGCGAGAAATACCGAGGGCGCCCTACTGCCAATGGGGAGCTGTTTGATCCTGGGGCCATGACAGCTGCTCACCGGACGTTGCCGTTTGGGACCAGGCTGCTGGTGAAGCGGGGTTCCCGGTCGGTAGTGGTTACCGTAAATGATCGGGGTCCGTTTGTCCCTGGGAGGGAGCTGGATCTCAGCTGGGCAGCATTTCGGGAGTTGGCGGATCCGGACCTCGGACTGATCGATGTGACATATGGGGGGGTATCATCATTGAAATAGCCGCCACAACGCCACAGATAAGAAACGGTAATCTGCTGGTTGCTATATGCAGCTGGTCACCGTGAATTGGAGTCATGGTGACTCTAGTGGTGAAATGCGAGCAGAAGCCCGACGGAGAGATGGTGCTGACCAGGGCAACGAAATCTTCTGATGGCACTGACGCAGAGTCCTACCTGGTGACGCAGCTGGTTGAGGTGGTAGATGCATTAATGGATGCAGCTGACCAGCTACTCGAGCATTTCGATCAGCAGGAGGACGATGATGGCGAGCTGGATTGGACATTTCCGAAGCGCAACTAAAGAGCCCGACCCTGACAGGATGAAGCTGATCATTCGAGCCCAGATAGGGGATAACAGCAGCTACGATTTCCATACCCGGATAATCGTGGATGGGCTGTTGGCTAGGAACTGGGAACTGTGCCTGGTGCCATACAACCAGGATGCTTGGACTCGAGTCATCCCCAAAAAGTATGACCGGCTGCTTGCCAGGCAACCTCAGTTCGATGCACCGACGCTGATTATCCATCCTCCCAAGCAATTTCCTGACGACCCTCAGAGAACGATTTACAGCACTATGTGGGAAACCACCCGGATCCCTCAGAACTGGATAGGGAATCTCAACCGTTGCCGGGCTCTGATCATTCCGACCATGGCAAACATTCTCAGCCTGTCGGGCCAGGGGGTTAACGTGCCCATGCACAAAGTCGAATTTGGCATTGATACGGAGACATTCACCTACCAGGACTTTGAGAGTCGCCCCTACACCGTTTTTGGTACCTCGGGCATCACTCGGCATGGGTGGCCGCGAAAGGGCTTTGATGAGTGCGTGGAGGCTTTTATCCGGGCATTTCCAACTGGCAAAGAGAAAGTCGAGCTGCACTGCAAAGCATACCCAAAAGATCCTCTGCCGGGGTTTACGGATGGTCGAATCATTGTGGACCAGGGTGAGTGGCCCAAAGAAAAACTTCGAGACTGGTATGCGTCACTCGATGTGTATCTGTGTATGTCAAAGGGCGAGGGATGGGGATTAATGCCGCATGAGGCAGCTGCTGTCGGCAGGCCCAGCATCCTACCTCCATTCTTTGGTTTCTCGGAGCATATGACTCCGGAGGTTAGCTACCCGGTCGAATACGACCTGGTACCAGCTACCCACTACTACGAGGGGCAGGGGGTATGGGCTGATCCTGACGTGGATCATGCTGCCCAGCTGATGCGGCACATACACAACAATCGGGATGAGTTGATCAGGAAGAGCAAAGCGGCATCGGCTCATGCTAGGAGGTACACCTATGCCAGGATGGTCGATGGTTACGTGAGAGTGATTGAGAAGTATTTCAGCAAAAGCCATGGATATTGAACAGATAGTCGCACTGATACAAGAGACAGCTGATAACGATACCTGGGCGCCTGACGAGGAGTTCTCGGTTTTTAACCAGTGGGACAAAAGCTACTACATCGCTGATCGGGAAAGATTCACTCACAAGTATCGCGTCTTTAAAGCGATTACTAGCGTGCTAAAGCCCGAGCACATTGTTGAGCTTGGGACTCATGGAGGAAGCGGTGCAGATGCTTACCTGACCGGAGTAGACTACCAGGCCCGGTATACTGGCTACGATTCGTTTGGGACTGCATACGATGAGAATGGGGAACCATGGGAACCTGCGGAGCGATGCAAGATGCTTTTTGCTGCTCGGGGTTTTAACCGTTTTAACCTGGTTACTTGCGACCTCAGGCTCACTGATCGTGTAGCAGCTGGCGACCTGGCCATCGTGGATGCTGGACACGATTATCGGAATGCGTATCAGGATCTGATTCTGTGCGCCAGGACCGAGCCCGATTACATCCACGTAGACGACTTTCCCGGGAATGGAGAGGTCCATATGGCTGTTGAGGATTTTATCAGAAACTACAGGGACTCGGTTGATGGCATGGCATACATCAGTCACATCAGCGGAAGCGCCCTGATTAAGATGCGCTATGACGACGTTTAGATCTGACACTTGGGACGAGGCAATTTGGAACCTCGTCAACGGGATGAACGAATATCGGGTGAACCGGTTTGCCGGGAAAATCGTTGTAGACGTTGGAGCCCACATAGGATCTTTCTCCAGGTTGGCAGCTGATAACGGAGCCACTGTAGTCTACTCGTTTGAGCCCAACGCGGATAACTACAGGGTGTTATGCGAGAATGTGGCCGGCACCCAGGTGCAGACATTCAACATGGCTGTCCATGCTGCCTCTGGGCTGCTTGTAAAATCCATCGAAAGCCTGGAACCGACTAATACAGGAGGGTGTGGAGTAATACTTAGCCCAGATGGGGAGGGAACCCCAACCATCTCGATGAACGACATCATAGACCTGGCCGGGTATGTCCACATTCTGAAAATGGATTGCGAGGGTGGTGAGTATCCTGGGCTCCTCAAATGCACAAAGCTGAACCGGGTGGATGCCATTGTGGGAGAGTATCACGGTCACGCCACCGAGACCATTGAGGGGCTCAAAGAGTATTTAAACAACAACGGTTTCAGTGTGGGGCTGGAACCAACAGCTGATGACCTGGGACACTTCTTTGCTGTCAGACTGTGAGAGCAGATCTTCCGATCCATTACTACAACCCTGAGTTGGCCCCGGAGTGGTTGCAGCAACACTGCCCAGTGGAGCCCTGGTATTCTAGACTCCTAGAGATCGACTACAGCATCATCAGGAAGCCCGATTCGGATATACTGATTCCGGTCAGCCTGTTTGATAGCAACTTGCACGATCACACCGGGCTTACTCGGAACGACCCCGATCACTGGCATCAGAAGTATTACTCATCGCTATTGGCGAACATTGCCAGGCTTGGTGAGCTCAATGGGGATGTAGCAGTGGAAATGTTTGTCGATCCGCTCCTGGCTCCCATGGTGTTGGATGGGATTACCGACGACAGGGTAAACTTCCATGTCATGAAGCACACCGCAATCGGTGCCACTGGCATGTTCTGGAGATTCTTGGTTTCGGATATACTGGGTGCTCGTCGATGCAGGGCAGCTGTCGAAATGGACATTGACCTGGATTGGCGAGACTTCTTCCCCATGCTCACTGATTACTTCCCGGTATCCCCGGTGTTTTACCCAAGAGGCGAAAAAGCTCTCAGGGTTTACCCAGGTGCAGAGCCTCAGAAGTACACGCCTGTTTGTGCTGGGCTATTCAGCTACAGAATGAGGGACGTGTCTTTCAATGTAGCTGAGATGGTTTGCAGGTATTGGAATTACTGCAACAACCTGTTGTCGGTGATTGAGCCTAAGAACGAATTCAACATGCCGTTTACGCATCACCCATGCGGGTTTGGGAACACCTGGAATTTTTACGGAAACGATGAGCGTTTCTTATGCAAGATTCTTTATTACGTTTTGCGACGTAAAGCGTGCCTGCACTTCCTAATGAAGAGGGAAGATATGGACAATCCACTCGAGGCTGAAAAAGCCGACATGGAGTTCACCAGGTCGCATGGCGGGAATGTATACGCTATCTGATGCCGGCTCACGACAAACCAAAGAAGATAACGCAGAAGCAAAAAGATGCGTTTGATCCATCCATAGTCCACCTCGACAGATTTGCTGAGGACATATTCGGGCTCAAACTCTACAAATGGCAGCGAGATGTTTTGGGAGACCTGGACAAGCCTGGATCCAGGGTCGCTTTAAAAGCAGCTAACGGTTCGGGTAAAACTGCAATGTGCGCCGCGCCAGCTGCGCTATGGCACGCACTGATGTTCCCCGACTCTGTCTGTGTCACTACATCGGGTGTTTACCGTCAGGTCAAAGAACAGATGTGGCCGACGATCAGAAGCTTGTCCAGGAAAGTGGAGGGGTTTGGCATTGAGATTAATCAGACTGACCTACGCATACCCCAGCTCAACTCTAGGGTCATTGGTTTCTCGACTGATGATCCTGGGCGATTTGAGGGTTTTCACGCCGAGAACCTGATGGTCATCATCGACGAATCAAAGTCGGTCAAAGATAACATCTTTGAGGCAGTCGAGAGATGCCAGCCAAACAGGATGCTGGTTATGAGTTCGCCGGGCGGGAACTCCGGTGAGTTCTACAAGATTTTCACGCGGCATTCGGACATCTACAAAACCCATACGGTCACTTCGTTTGATTGCCCTCATATCGAGAAAGCCTGGATTGATCAGCAGATCAAACGATGGGGCGAAGATCACCCGCTGGTTAGGTCCATGATTTTCGGAGAGTTCATGGCGACCAGCGATGAGTCTCTCTTGGTATCCTACGATGCATACCAGAAGTGCATGACCTCTCCTCCCAAGCACGTTAAGACCAGCCCAGTAGCTGGGGTAGACTTTGCAGCTGGTGCCGACGAGAACGTGCTGGCAGTCCGCGAGGGTAACAAGATCACCAGGATCGTTTCTTGGGTTGATAAAGACACGATGGCCTCAGTCGGTAAATTCATCATGGAATTCCGAAAAGCGAATCTGAAGCCTGAGGACATATACTGCGACGAGGGTGGCCTGGGTCGCCCCATGGCGGATGCGCTACGAGAAGCCGGCTGGGATATCAACCGGGTTAACTTTGGTGGACGCGCCAGGGACTACGACTCTTTCGTGAATCGGGCAGCTGAAATGTGGTATGAGACTGCCAGGCTGATTGAACGCCAAGAACTGATCTTGCCAGATGATGAGGTTCTCATGGCCCAACTAACCAGCAGACGGTGCCGAGCAAACAAAGCTGGTAAGATGGAGCTCGAGACAAAGGGCGAGATGAAGAGCCGAGGGCTGTCATCCCCGGATAGAGCGGATGCTGTTTGCATGGCGGTGGCGATGGGCTCCGAGCATGACTACATGGAGACTTACGTGCGACCATCAATTGAGGAAATGTTTGATGGAATTGAGATCCCGGACGGGTATGCATCCGCTTCCAACGGCATCCACTGTGGATAGATTCGGAAACTTAGCTATTGAGCAGTTGAGGGGCACCAATACCCTCGACCAATAATGGACTATTCTGAGCTCTTCAGTCTGACCATGGACGACCTGCAAGACCGGTCCCTCTGGGAAACCCGGCAGCAGATGTACTATGATCTGAGGCATCATGGGTTGAGGCGCAAGTCAAAGCCCTGGCCGGGTGCAAGCGATGCCCACTTCCCTCTCTCGGACACAATCATCAGCAACCTCAAACCGTATTACGTGCAACAGCTGTTTGCCCTAGATACGGTAGCCTCTTTTGTTTCCCTCCGCGATCAGAACACTGCGCTGACAACAGCTGCAAGTCAGTGGTTTGACTATAAGCTGAAGCAGAAGTCCAACCTCCAGGAGGAGATTATCTCTGCCATTGACGCGATGCTCGTCAGTGGCAGGGGCATTTTAAAGACAACCTACGATCTGGATGCAATGAAGCTCAAATTTGAGTCGGTTGATCCAATGCACCTGATCGTGCCCCATACTTGCAAAAGTTTGGACACGGCAGACAGATTCACTCATGTCCAGCATTACACTCCCGAATCATACCGTCGCCAAGTTGGGTTTAACCAGGATGCCGGGTTCTTGAAGTCGATTACCGGCGGATACACTGCTGAGGCAGGCGATGACAATCGCCGGCAGATGCAGCTTCAACGTGAGGGCATCACCGAGTCCTACGAACGTCAGGTAATCGTTTGGGAGACCTACGTCCAGAACGATGACGGTGAGTGGGAGATTTACACTTACAGTCCTCACAACCTCGAGGAACCTGTTCGGGCACCCATGAAAGTGCCATACGATCACGGGCTCCCTCCGTTTATTTCGTTTCAATACGAAATCAAAGATCCAGGTTGGTACTCTCCACGCGGAGTGGTCGAGCTGGTCGCAGTATTCGAGACCGCACTCTCCAAGCTGCTGAATGAGAAGAATGACGCTATGACGTTATATAACCGGCCACTTTTTCGGTCTTCTCGTTCGTTACCCAATACTAGCAACCTCCGATTCACTCCCGGACAGATCTTGCCTGAGGACATTGCGCCAATCCCAATGCCTCAGCCACCCATTAGCTTTGACACTCATATGGTGCTTTACCGGGAGCTGGCGCAGCAACGTGTCAGCACCCCCGATTTCGGTATCAGTCAAAGCCTGGAGAAACAAGAGCGACGCACAGCGACTGAGATCTCTGCCATTGGCAATCTGTTCTCGCAGTCAGCCGACCTGAGAATGCGTACATTCCGTATGCAACTCAGCAAGCTTTACGAGCAATGCTGGTCACTACTGAACCAGTTTGATGAGACCTCGCTGAACTATTTCTACCTGGAGACATTGCAGGCAGTGCCCCAGGAAGCGATCCACCAGGACTACGAGATCATCCCAAGCGGATCAGCTGATGGGGTGAACAAGACTTTCCACTACCAGAAAGCCCTGGGGAGGTTCCAGATGTTTGCCCAGGATCCGTTTGTGGATCAGATGGAACTGCGTAAGTCAGTCCTCGAGGCAGATGATTCCGGGCTAGTCAAGCGCCTCTTGGTAGATCCAAACGCAAAAGCAGCTGATGCAGCTGAGGAGCAGGCAATTGAGCTTGGCATCATGCGTATCGGCTTCCCAGCCCAGGTCAAACCTACTGACGACCATCCTACGCATGTCCGCACCATGCTCGACTACCTGGCGCTCAAGAGTAGTCAAAACGCTGACACTGACCCTGTAGAGATACAGCGGATACAGGAGCACTTGGCCCAGCATATGGCAATGTTCCAGGAGCAGGACAGTAAAGCGGCAAGACAGCTGGCGATGGAGGTATCAGAACTTTCAAATGCAGTTAATCAAACAAATCAGGCAGGTGTGGCGCCTCAGCAGGATGCTGCCCAAATTCAGCAACCCAACATGGACCAAGCAGGAAGCGGAGCAGTTACAAGCGTTCCTAGCCAGCCAGTTGGGGCAGAAAATTAAAACGGTAATTTTTTCATGGATCGTCAAACAGAGTTTGGCGTCTATTGACCGTGGGGCAAATGATGCCCAATACAACGTCGGATATGCAGCGGGTTTTCGAGACGGCATTGGCTGTCTTGACACGTTGGTCTCGCATGGACTACTCGCTGACGACAATGACAATACCTAATGGACGAAGCCATGGATCGCGAGTCCATCTTAAAGATGCTCGCAGGCGAAGAAGCGGGAGAGTCGCCAACTCCCAATCCGGAAGAACAGTCTCCTACAGCAGAAGAACCAACTGCTGCCAATGAAGAGGTTCAAGTTGATGACCAATCTTACGAGGAGGAATCAACTGAAACGGAAGATACCGGGGGTGGAGAAGATCCAGATCCCGAAACTGAAAGCCGATATGAAAAGCTACGGAAAGCAGAAGCCAGGCAAAAGAAAACCTGGCAAAAGCTCGACGAGGAAAAGCGGCAGCTCCGGGAGCTCAAAGAGCAACTGGAAGCGGAACGCGGGTCGATAGAACAAGAGAGGCTACGTGTTGCTGAGGAATTATCCAAAGCTGGCACTGAACACTCTCCAGATATCTACGACCAGGTAGCTCAGAAGTTTGAGGATGAGGGGGAGCCAGAGCTGGCTGAACAAGCCAGGAAGATGGCTGAGGAATCCAGGAACCGAAAGCAGTCGGCATCAAAGACCGTTGAAGTTGAGAAATTCAAGAAAGAGTGGTCTGAGTCCGTTTCTAAGTTGTCCGAGGAAAACCCGGAGCTCAAAGACGCGGACAGTGAGTTGTTTAAAGCAGTTAAGTATCTACTTGATAACAAACCTGCGCTGACGACTTACAGCACTGGGTTCCAGGATGCGGTTGAGGTGGCCAAATACTACGTCGATTCGCAGAACCTGGAACGAATCACAATCGAAAACAAGAAGCTCAAAACAGAGCTTTCCAATTTAAAAAAGAAAACAAACCTCGGCGGAGGGAACGTCATGAGGCGCACGGGGCCGAAAGGGTTCGACGACATGTCGCAATCAGAGCAACGAGATGCGATACTCAGGATGATTCGCGAAGCCGACAGATAGGAGATTAAATTATGGCTACAGATGCTAGTAGGAATCTGACCTCAACCATTGGTTCAGATACAGGGGACTTGGCGCAACACGCGCTTCAACGCTACTTCAGCCGCGAGTTGCTGAAGACCATCGAACAGACTGTTGTTCTTGATCAGTTTGCTTCCAAGCAACCACTGCCTGAGAAGAGTGGTTCCAAGAACATGCGCTTCTTCCGTTACGACGAGGGGAATGCCGCAAATGTATCCCAAATCACTGCTGAGGGAACTAACCCAGCTGCAAACGCGTTGCAGATTGAGTCTGTAGACGTTGAGCTGTACCAGTATGGTCAGGTGATTGCGATCTCGGATCTCGCTTCTGCTACTGAGTTGTTCAACAACCTCGAGCAGGCTACTCTGCGTGTTGGTCGTGACGCAGCTCTGAAGATGGATGGTATTATCCGCGATGAGTTGTTTAGGGATGATTCTGGTATTCCATCCACAAACAACATCTACTCCGGCAGCACAACTTCTTGGGGATCTAGCATCTCTGCTATTGATTCTACTGACTTCCTGGACGCCGCCACTTCCCTCAAGATTGAAGCAGCCACCCCAATCAACGGATTCTTCGTTGCTGTGGTTGGGCCTCAGGTCGCTCGCGATCTGATGAACGACGGTGACTGGATTGCTGCTCACCACTATGCCGCTCCTGACAACATCGTTCGCGGTGAAATCGGACGCTTGCATGGTGTTCGCTTCGTAGAAACCACCCTGCCATACCGTGCAGCTGTTGGTGCTCAGTTCACCTACGTTAGCAATGGTGCTTACTACGGTTCGGTTGTTGTTGGTGCAGAAGCTTACGCTTGTGCCAGCCTCAACAGTCAGTCTCCGTTCGCCCCATCGATAATCATCACCAATGGAGCTGACAAGTCTGACCCTCTGAACTTACAGACCAAAGTTGGTATGAAGTTCTACACCGCTGCCAAGAACATTCAGCCCAAGCACATCGCTAGGGTTTACAGCACCACTAACTACGGACAGTAATCATGCCATTCTCGTTCGATATACCAGCCGAGGCAGTCCAGCTGATGGACGGTGACGAGGCAGTAATGCCGGCCCAGGGAGATGTTGTGAGCATCACCATTGAGGGAACCGTTGAGTCTGTCGGTGAGGGTTCGGTTAGCGTTTACGCTAACAAAGCTAACGGTGTGGATCTCGGCGGAGACATGCAAGAACCCGGTGAGATGCCCGACCGTGAGGGTATGCTCGCAATGCTACAGGGAGCGCAATTATGAGCGAAGTCAAAGTACGCCTGGCCCAGAAGCCAGTGGACGAACCAATAACATTCGTTGTCGATGACGCAGCTGCGTTGACGTTCAAAGGCACCGCATCCGCGAGCGCCGGCTCGGTCATCAAGACCACCGGAACTCTCGGAAGCATTACCTACGGACTCAAAGTGAAGCTGGTTGACAGCTCGGGCGCAGCTATTGGGGCAGGGACTTATTACATCCCTCTCCAGGCTGAGTCCTAATATTTGTTCGCGTGTTCATACTCAGGGGGGAGGGTGACCTCCCCCTCTTTTAAACACTAGGTGGTCAACACCGTTTATGCCGACTTATACGTTTGAAAACGAAGCAGGGCAAACCCTGGAAATGAATGTCCCCATTGGGACGAGTGATGTTGTCCAAGATGGGCACCATTGGACGAGGACGACAACCCCGGAGGGATTCATGGTTAACACCGGAGCCCAGCTGCCCGATCAGAGGGCATCAATGAAGAGGGGTTACTACCAGGCCGAAGAAAAGGGCTGGAATAGCAAATTTAGTAAGAATCAAGTTAAGAAAATCTGGAATCTATGAACGACATCCCATCAAGCAGGGTAAAAGTCATCCGCGACTCGGCAGCATATACCGGGAAGTTTACGTGCATCCAGGCACTGAGTGATTGCGTTATCGCGAGCATGACCTCATCAGCCGACGGTGACGTGACCAACCTATCGATCCCAGCTGGCACTGTCTGGCGACTGGACATCACTGCCATCACGCTGACCTCCGGGGACATGTCCCTGACACTGGCATGATAGCCCTGCTGCACCGAGTAATATTTGGTCGCAAGATCACCAGCAGTGACGCCGGTGTGTTTGCGACCTACCTGGTGACCGACACTGGTCACAATCTGTTCGACGGTTCCAATCTAATAGTCAAGTAACATGGCAAACATTCGAGTCAAAGACCTCCCGAATACATCTGCACCGGCAGCGGATACAGATGAGTTTATCATCGACAGCAGCAGTGCAGGCACCAGGCGTCTTAATTATGGTGAGTTGAAGACTGCCATCTCTGGGGATTTCCAGTCAGGCACCAGCACGTACAAAGTCGCTACGCTCGGCAGTGATAACAAGCTGGATCCGTCACAGATTCCAGACACCCTATCTCAGGGTCTTAACTTCGTTGGGGTAGCCAACAGTGCTGGAGATTTAACGTCCACGACTCAAGGTGACTTTTATGTGATCCAGACTGCGTTCGGCGTTTACTCAGTCGGCGACCAAGCAGTCTATGACGGATCCGCTTACGTTCGGGTAACCGACGGCACTAAGCAGATCACCGAGGGTGGAACTGGAGCAACTACACTCCCAGACGCTAAAGGCAACCTCGAAATTCCAGACGTTGGACTTTCACCCAATCAGGTCCCGCTTGTGGGCCAGCTTGGGTCAATGGCGTTTCAATCCGCAGAGGGCATATCAGTTGATAACCTAGAGGTTACTGGCAAGCTCGAAATCGACTCATCGGGCAACGTCTCAATCGGGGCTGGAGACATAGCCAACAACGGGTCGCTACACGTCTACCGCAGCTCTGCAACTGCTGACCTCAACTTGCAGTCAGCTGGAGGCAGTGGCCGCAGCTTTGCAATTCAGTCGAAGACCAATGGCAGTTTGGTTGTTCGTGACAACAATGGAGCCGCTGACCGTTTGACAGTGGGCAGTGGTGGACACATCGGCATCTCCAACAACTCTCCCGGGTCAGCCAACGGGTCCGCAAACAATCTGGTAATCGGTAATGCGACAGATTCAACCTCTACTGGAATCAGCATTGTCACACAACCCGGTCAGGTTGGTTCTTTGTTTTTCGCTGACGGCACATCTGGAGTCAGTGGCTACATTGGTAGAGTCCAATACAATCACGGCACAAACTCAATGACGTTTGGTGTCAACGGCATTGTTCCGTGGGCAATTAATAGCTCTGGCAATTTCGTTGCCAACGGAGCATACGGCATAGATTTCGGGTCTACGAATACGACCACTGGGGTGACCGTCACTGGCTCCACGCTGGACCACTATGAGGAGGGGACTTGGACGGTAACCAACGATGGTGATGCAACCGGTGTTATTAATGCGAGCGACGCTACTTACACACGCATTGGCAACATTGTTACGGTTAGAGCTACATTTACGGTCACCACTAATTTTACCAGCAACAAAATCGGTGGGTTACCGTATCTACCAGCTACCAACTCAATTTCAAATTCCACATCGGGGACTCCGGTGATGACTCTCAGCGCAACATCCTCGCCAATAATCGCACACGTTTTGGGAAACACCGACACGGTGAGGTTTACCAGTGGGACGAATTTGGGGACAACCCACGCACTTAACACGACTCACCTGAGCTACCGAGTGTTTTTGTCGTATAACGTCTAACCAATTTACCCCGTCTGGACTGACGGGACGGACCGAAACTAAAATCATTATGGCACTAGAAGAAATCACCCTGACCGACAAAATCGAGGTCATCCAAAACGGCAGTCTGCAAATCAGGCATCGCCACGCAATCATTGACACCGAGACTGGCGAGGAGAAAGCCGCTAGCTTTCACCGTCACGTTGCCCACCCCGGCGACGATGTGACTGGAGAATGCGAACGAGTTAAAGCCATTGCCGCAGCAGTCTGGACTGACGAATGCGTTGCAGCCTATCAGGCCGCTATAGCAACTGAGCCAGAATCTGTTGTCACCGAAACTCCAACCGAGGCATAAGCGATGGCATCGTTCAGCTCTACCTACCCAGCACAGAGGCCAATATTCAGCCTAGACGCAGCGAACGCTGGTAGGCTGGACCCGAGATGTTCATTCACCCGCTCCGACACTCCGCCCACCTATGCTGCGCCATCGGCGGTGCATTACTGGAGTAATGAGAAGCATGAGTCCAGCCAGAACCTCGTTCTGCAAAGTCAAAGCTTCGACACGACTTGGACGCAATACCAATTAGCTTCCTCTGGTGGGTTGACCGGTTCGCAGTCGGCTCCAGACGGAACGACAACGGCTTGGCTTGTGACTGCTGGTACTCTGAGTCCCGGGGCTCCGTTCCTCAACCAAGCACTGTCGGGCATCGCCAGCTCAACAGAATACACAGCCTCCGTATACCTAAAAGCGGGTACTGCAAGCCACGGATATATCACTCTCCGTGGTCAATTTAGTCATCTTGCGTGGGCTGAAATAGATTTTGCGTCGCCTCTGTCGCCTACTACTGGTGGTGCAAATTTCACCAGCATTTCAGCCACATCCACAGCAGTTGGGTCGACCGGTTGGTATCGGCTAACGCTAACATGTACCACATCGGCGGTGGCCTCGCCAAAGGCATACGTTGGCCCCTCAGATGGCACGGACCCCGGCCTGTATGGGGAGGCGGTCTGGAATTGTGCTGGCGAAACAATTTATGTTTGGGGTTACCAGCTCGAGGAGCGAGGCAGCGCAACCGCATACAACGCCACCACAACCTCCATTCATCGGGCCTATGCCCCCACGCTCAAATCGGTAACTACCGCTGGGCAACCCAGATTTGAATACGACCCATCAACAGATGGGCAATCAGCCGGTACTAGCCTCGGAATTCTCATCGAGGGGAGCAGCACAAATCTGCTGCCATATTCATCAGACGTAAGCCAGCTCTCTGGCACTAAAAACGAGGTCGAAAGCAACGTAGCTATCGCGCCAGACGGGAC